ACGGCCAGCAAGTTCGAGGAGATCATCCGCAACATGGAGATGACCAAGCGTGCTGGCTGACCTGTTCGATGACCAGACGGTGGCCGAGTTCGAGACTCTGCCCGAACATAACCGAATCGCTTTTATTGCGCACGCTCAGTGGATAGCCAAGGCGCACGCCTACCAGATACCGCCAGACCTGCATTTAGATTACCGAGTTTTCTTGATGCTTGCAGGCAGGGGTGCAGGCAAGACGCGGTCAGCCGCCGAGGCTTTGTGGTGGTGGGCATGGACGCACCCAAACACGATGAGCATCGTTCTGGCTCCCACTTCGGGGGACTTAAAATTCACCTGTTTTGAAGGGCCGTCAGGATTGCTTGCGTGCATCCCTGAAGCACTGGTGGTGGACTACAACAAGCAAGACCACCTGATCAAGTTGAGCAATGGCTCCAAGATCAGGGGCGTGTCAGCAGACTCGTATGACCGCCTGCGCGGTATCAACTCATCCTTCGTGTGGTGCGACGAGTTGGCCGCATTCAACTACCTTGGCCCCAACGAGGCGTGGGACAACATGATGCTTGGCCTGCGTATCAAGCCAGACGATAAGCCCCACAGCCAGCCGCGTGTGATCGTGACCACGACACCGCGCCCAAAGGACTTGATCCTTGATCTGGTGGGCCGTGAGGGTGACGATGTGGTGGTGTCCCGCGCCAGCACCTTCGACAATGCCAAGAACCTCGACAAGGCATTCCAGCGGCAGTTGGAGAGTTACCGTGGGTCAAAACTTTATGAACAAGAGGTGATGGGCCAAATTGTGGATTTGGAAGACGGCAAGGTGGTCTCCCGCGATATGTTCAAGTTGTGGCCCGCCAAGAAGCCCTTCCCTAAGTTCGAGTACATCGTGCAGTCCTATGACTGCGCCTTCTCAGAGAAGGAGCACAACGACCCGACGGCCATGACGACATGGGGCGTGTTTAAGCCGCAGGACGGGCCTATGAGCGTGCTTCTGATCGACTGCTGGGCTGAACACTTGTCCTTCCCTAAACTCAAGCCCAAGGTGCTAGAGGAGTGGCGTGTGTCCTATGGTGAAGGGCGCGACGCCAAGCGGCCTGACTTGATCCTCGTGGAGGACAAGGCGGCAGGCATCTCCCTGATCCAAGAGTTGCGCTATGCCCACCTGCCTGTGAGGGCTTATAACCCGGGTCGGGCTGACAAGATGCAGAGGCTCCAGATCACCGCGTCCATCTTTGCGACTGGCCGTGTCTGGCTTCCTGAGTCCGACACCCACAAGGGCTATGTGCGCAGTTGGGCCGAGGGCTTCCTGTCCCAGATATGCGCGTTCCCTGATGCCGCCCACGACGACTATGTGGACAGCGCAACGCAAGCGATTCGGTTACTCAAAGATATGAACTGGCTCGACATCAATCCAGAACCCCCTGATAATGACGACGACTATCTGGAGTTCACCCAACCTAAACGGGTGAACCCGTATTCTGCATAAGGAGCAACATGGCTGACTTCAAAAAACTTGGTAAAGGTGTGGCGGGCGCATTAACGCAGGCAAAAGAAATGGCGCAAGCCAAGAAGGCCAGCGAGTCCAAGATTGCCGATGTGCTGGAGTCACAGCAAGCGCCGATGACGCGCCCCCAAGGCACTGGCTTGCCATTGATGCCACGCGACAATGGGATGTACACCTTGCGTGACCAAAAGGACTTGCCCCGCATGGTGATGGTGGACAAGGCCCGCGCCGAGGGCAAGTCGCCCAAGTACAACGAACGCACGCAAGACTTGCTTGACAGTCCCAAGGCCCGCAAGAAGGTGGACAGCCTGATCAACAAGGGCAAAGAGTTGAATGTGCAAGAGTGGTACGGCACTGAGCCTCTGCGCCAAGTAGCGATGGACGCTGGCCGCACACCAGAGCAGTTTGAGTCAATGATGGCTCAGTTGGCAAGCGCCAGCCAGCGCAACCCAGTGGACAAGCAGAACCAGATGGGATCGTACTTGTACCATTTGAGCGAGACAGGCCAACTGCCTGAGAACTCGCTCCTGCTGACAAACAAATTGAAGAAGGCGCTTAAAGATGACCCATCGCTGGCCGAAGGTCGCACGCTGATTGAGTTGCCCACGGGTTATGGATCGCTGGCGCAGGGTGACATTTTCAACCGCGCCTTGATGATCAGTCAGGGCAAGATCGGTGAGGCGTTGCCACCCAACAAAAAACTAGGCACCTTCTATGAGAACTTGCTTGGCAACCTCAGACCAGTGACGGTGGATGTGAATGCATTGCGTGGCCCCATCATTGAGCAGGGTGACCCGCGATGGCTGGCGTCCAAACTGGTGGAGAAGGATGACAAAGGCAAGGTGATCAACTCGTACAAGCCGCGTGAGATGTTTGACACAGGCGAGATGACCATGCGTGAGGCGAAACAGCGCCCCGGGTTCTGGGAGGCCGCGCCCAAGGGGTCTGAGTACGCAGGCTTTGAGGAGTTGTGGCAACGCGGTGCCAAGCGCCACGGTGTAGAGCCAGCAGAGGCGCAAGCCCTTGGCTGGTATGGCTCCGCTGATGTGACCGCGCTCAAGACCAAGCCAGAGAACTATGTGGACAACCTTGAGCGACTGATCAAGCGCACCGCCGAGCAGACTGGCAAGTCGGCCACTGAGGTGATGAACGACATGGTGACAGGCAAAGGCTTCCTGCGCAAGGATGGCGGCGCTGTGGATCGCAAAGCAGATAAGGCCATGATGATGGCAGACCTGCGCCTTCGGGCAATGGTTGATGAAAAAATGGGTATGGCTAAAGGCGGGCGTGTCAGCATCTTTGACGCCCCAGCCAAGAAAATGTCCAAGGGTGGCTCATCTGATGAGCCTACAACCAAAGAAATTGCCAAAGCGTTGGGCGAGTTGGCCGTCAGTCAGGGCAAGAAAGAATACGAGTCATTCAAAAAGCCACGCGCCGCAACTGACATCGGCAACCGTGGCATCCTAGCGCCAGCATTGGGCCTGCCAGTGGACATAATTAACATGGGTCTGGGTGGTGTAGACGCCTTGACTGGCTTGATGGGAAAACCGACTCGGTTATCGAGTGAAAAGCCATTCGCTGGATCGGAACACATTAAGGATTTGATGAACGAATACGGCGTGACCTCTGGGGAGGATCGCCCTATGACCGAAACAGCGTTAAGCCTGTTCTCGCCCACTGGCATGATTAAAGGCGCACAGAAGACCACAGAATTGGCTAAGAAGGCACCAGAGGCGCTGAACACCGTAAGGGGTGGCTTAGAGACAGCATCTGCTAATGCACAGCGACCATTTAGGCCAGCCACTTTGACAATGGAGGCTGTTGCTCCCGACTTAGGTCAAAAGGGTAATGACAAGTTCAAAGACTTGATAACCCAGCGCATGATCCTTGGCGAAGGGGCACCCGTCAGCATGGAGCGAATGGGCGGGCGCAAGACAGAAAAGACGCTAGGCCAAGGCTTGTATGAAAACTTTGCGGGCCAACAAGAGACCAACCCTATGGTGGGTATCACCATTCCACGCGCAGGCAACTTGTCCACCAACGAGCGATTGATTGCAGACATCGGCACCGCTGGGCGGGAGTTAGGTCAAGAGATGGTGGCGGCGCATAAATTTACACCGTTGATGTTTAAGAATCCAAAGGATGCAACTGCCATGATGATTGGCGGCTCAAAGCCTTTGACCAAAGAGCAGATATTAGATTTATCCAATATGCTCCCCGGGATGATTGTCACGCACAGTCCAAAGAACAACGCTATGTTTGTCGCGCCGTTTGAGGGTGACGCCCTTGACTACAAGAAGGCGGCGCAAGCGGCAAATGAAATCTTAGGCAAAACCGCCAAGGTTCAGTTTGGCAAAGCAGACAGCACGAAAGACATCATGTTCCGTGGTGATTATGAAAAGATGGGAGCAAGACCGCCTTCAGCCGAGTCCATAGAGATGAGGAACCGTTTGAAGAAGGCGGAGGAGCGGACTGTTCGCGGGCCGTCCGTATCGCAATCTGGGCGTCAATTCCAGCCCGCCACTCTAACCAGTACCCTTCGTTAAGAGACTTGACATGAACCAAGGCATCTTCTTTGTCGTCGTACTCTGCACTGATAAAGGTGCGCCCCTCGGCTTTGCAGTCGAGAACGCGCCAACCCGTACCCGTTGCAAAGGCAAAGTAGGGGTAGCGTTCGTGGATGGTTCGAGATCGATGCATAACCGAAGTGTAACATAGGATTTAACATATGGCAACCCAATTTCCAAACGACCCTAACGCAGACCGCTTCATTGACGGCCTGAAAATGACTGACGACGGCGGTGCTGTTGCTGACTTGCCAGAAGAAGAGGGTCAGGCTGTTGAGGAGTTGGAGGATGGCTCGGCCATCGTGACCTTGGGCGAGTTCCAAGGCCCAGAAGAGAACCCAGACTTCTACGAGAACCTTGCGGAGACCATCAACCTGTTTGACCTTGAGAAGATCGGTATGCGATACCTTGATCTGATTGAGAAAGACAAGGAAGCACGCGAGAAGCGCGATAAGCAATACGAGGAAGGTCTCAAGCGCACGGGCTTGGGTGATGACGCCCCCGGTGGTGCTAACTTCTTCGGTGCCAGCAAGGTTGTCCACCCCATCATGGCCGAGGCTTGTGTGGACTTTGCCGCTCGTGCCATCAAAGAGATGTTCCCACCAGATGGCCCAGTGCGCACCAAGATTTTGGGTGAGGTCACTGACGAGAAGACCGAGACCGCAGAGCGAAAGCGCGACTACCTCAACTGGCAGTTGACTGAGCAGATGCAAGAGTTCCGCGACGAGCAAGAGCAGTTGCTCACGCAGTTGCCACTTGGCGGCTCACAGTTTATGAAGATTTGGTACGACGACAAGAAGCGCCGCCCTTGCGCTGAGTTTGTGCCCATCGACAACATCCTCCTGCCATTCGCCGCTGTGAACTTCTACACAGCCCAGCGCGTGACAGAGCAACAAGACATCACTGGCTGGGAGATGCAACAACGCATCGACCGTGGCCTGTACCGCGACATCAGCCTGATCCGCGCATCCGCAGAGCCAGAGCAGACAGCCGCCGAGAAGGCTAACAACAAGATCGAAGGCAAGTCGTGGGATGACAACGAAGACGGCCTGCGCCGCGTCTTTCACATCTACACATGGCTGTCGATTGACGACGACCCCATCACCAACGGCGACTCCGCGCCCTACATCCTGATGGTTGACGAGTTAGAGAGCAAAGTGCTTGGCCTCTACCGCAACTGGGAAGAGGGCGACGAGTCGATGGAGAAGTTGGACTGGATTGTCGAGTTCAAATTCATCCCTTGGCGAGGCGCATACGCTGTTGGGCTACCTCACCTCATCGGAGGTCTCAGCGCGGCCTTAACGGGCGCATTACGGGCCTTGCTGGACACTGCGCACATCAACAACTCGGCCACGATGCTGAAGTTGAAGGGTGCCCGCATCTCTGGCGCAAGTCAGCAGATCGAGGTGACGCAGGTGACTGAGATCGAGAGCGCCCCCGGTGTAGACGACATCCGCAAGATTGCAATGCCTATGCCCTTCAACCCACCCTCACAGGTGTTGTTTGAGTTGCTTGGCTGGATTACTACCGCCGCCAAAGGCGTTGTGACCACCGCTGAAGAGAAGATTGCCGACGCAAAGTCAACGATGCCAGTAGGCACCACGCAGGCTTTGATTGAGCAGGGCGCGGTAGTGTTCTCCTCCATCCACGCACGCTTGCACGAGAGCCAGCGCCGAGTCATCGGTATTGTTGGCCGCTTGAACCGCTGGTACTTGGATGAGCAAAAGCGTGGTGACATGGTGGCAGAGTTGCCCATCAAGAAGGAAGACTTTAAGCGCAACAGCGACATCGTGCCTGTAAGTGATCCCCACATTTTCTCTGAGACACAGCGTGTGGCCCAGATGCAATCTGTGTTGCAGTTGTCCACACAGTTCCCTGCGATATTTGACCAGCGTGCTGTCGTGAATCGAATGCTCAAGCAGTTGAAGATTCCAAATGTGAACGAGTTGATACCGAATGCCAGCAAGCCTGCGGAGATGAATGCCGCAGACGAGAACTCCGCAATGGCATTGGGCCGACCAGCCTTCGCTTACCCGCGTCAGGATCAGTTGGCTCACATTCAAGCCCACTTGGCCTTTGCGCTCGATCCCGCCTTGGGATCAAACCGCCTCATCGCGCCCAAGTACATCCCGAACGCGCTGGAACACATCAAGCAACACATGATGCTCTGGTACACCAGCCAGATGTCCACCTATGTCCAAGGCGACACTGGCGTGCAGTTTGGCAAGTACGAAGACAGCAAACTGGTCAAGCAAATTGACAATGCGGTGGCCTTGGCCTCTACGCACCTGTCGATGGACACCGAAGAGGTGTTCAAAGGATTGTTGCCTGCGCTGGAGCAGTTGGGCCAGATGATGCAACAGTTCAAACCCGCACCGCCTCCGATGGATGGCGAGGCACAGGCCGTGTTGCAGGCGTCTATGGCCGAGACACAGCGCCGCGCCGCAGAAGACCAAGCGCGCCTTGCCTTCGATACGCAGAAGTTCCAAGCGGAAATGCAACAGAAGGACAAGGATCGTCAGATCAAGATCGCTATGAACGCCGAGGACAACCTCACGACAGAGCGAATGAAGACTGCCGATTTGACCTTAGACGAGGTCAAACTTCGACAAGAGCAGGAGCAGACTGCTATCAAACTGCAAAATGTTACTCAACGCAACTTAGGAGAATGAAATGGCTATCACACTTAAAGACGAGCAATCCGAGGCCGTGCGCCAGCAACACCGCAATGCGACTGGCGC